CGTTCCTGTGTTTCCTCATTGTCCCTTCTTAAGGATGTGTTATTGGCTATTAAGATTCGTCGTAAAACGGAATAACTCTCATTGTTCCCGCGATCTTGATCTTGATGTAGCCAGTCGGTGTGCCCGGAAGTGCCGATGCACCTCCCGCCGATCCCACAGTTGATTGTGTGGCCGTGTTGAGATCCACAACTCCAGTACCCTGTGTGCTGATAGAGATGTCACCATCTGACGTATCATTCTGTAAGGCGTCTGCCCTTACTGTAGTGGCCTCCATCAACGTGAAGTTGGCTTCTGTGGCGGTTAGTTTCACGTTCGTTCCGCCAACCGCAACATTCTGTCCTGCGGCAGGTGATAGTGTGATACCGCCTGATGTCGATGACAGTGTGTTGCCGTCCAATCTCAGGTTGTCTACGTTGAGTTGTCCAGTCGTTGTCTGCGTTCCTGTGGCAGTGATCGGACCAGTCAAGACAATAGCACCTGTTCCCGCAGGATCAATAGTGATGTCACCGTTTGAGTTAGAAATAAATGTGTCTGCGTTCACTGTACCTTTCACAGTCAGTGTGCCGTCGACCGTGCTGTTACCAGTCAGCGTGTGGTTTCCTGTCGTGGTGATGTCAGCAGTGGTCAGTGTGCTTGAAACGGAAGCAGTCCCAGTGATGTTTGTGTTGGCCGCAAGTTCTATGGTTCCTGTGCCCTGTGGATCCAATGTAAGGTTTGCGTTGGAACCATTTGTGGTTATATCATTCGTTGTCAAAGATGTTGTTGTGGTCACTCCTGTGATTGTTGGCGAAGATATAGTTGGTGAAGTGAGAACTTTGTTGGTTAAAGTTTGCGAACCGGTCAGTGTCGTCACTGTGGAATCTATGGCCAATGTCATGGTGTCTCCACTAACCACGGACGTCAAACCTGTGCCGCCTGCAACCTGGAAAGTCTCACCGCTGTTGACGGCTGTTCCTGTTGAGTCATCACCCACGAAAGTTATCGCCTGTGCCGTGTTCTGTGCGTCAACATATGCCTTGATTGATTGCTGTGTGGCCAAAAGAGTGGCACTGTTAGAAGTCATGTCGTCCTCGTCTGCTATTCCTGTCACAGTGGCTCCTGTGGCAAGTGCTAGGGAGGTTCCTGACGAAAGTGCGCCATCTACCGTGGTTGCACCCGCAACGTTGAGTGTTCCGGTCGTCTGTATGTTGTCTGCCAGTGTGATCTGTGTGCTATCATTGGAACTGATTTGGCTACCGTTGATAGTGATAGATCCCAAATTGATGTTTCCTGTGCCGTTTGGAGTGACTGTGATGTGTCCGTTTGTGACACCTGTTGTGATCGCGAAGTTGTTCACATCAAGATTCGCATCTAGTGTGTTGATGTCATTGTCGCCACCGTATAATTCTATAAAATTGTCGTTTATTTTTGTAAATGCGGTCCTCAACGGATCACCTGTTCCGTCATTTGCACTGGTACCTACTTCTATATTTTTTCTAGCCATACTTTGTGTAATCCTTTTTGTTACGGGTATTTATTGTAAATTTTATAAACCTAATGTAATTATTATAGGTCTATCAACACTCTCTGGAATTTGAACACGATTGTTCCAGCAGACTCATTTGTGGCACGTAGTCTCACATTTCCGTTGTTGATGTCTGCTGTAAAAGAAGCCAATGGAGATGTGTGTGATGTTGTGCTACCAAAAGAAGTCACGTATGCTTCTATGGTGCTGTCTTGACTTGGTCCGTGTATCACGTTTGCTTCAACTATTTCAAACCTGCTGTTTGTTGCGTCTGAAATGGAAATTTGGTACTTGGCACTTCTGTACACTGTGGAATCAAAACTGTCAACTGTGTCGGTGGCTGATGCTGAGATAGAAGAGGTGTTGTCGTTGATATCGGAATGGTTAAGAGTCGCTGTGGCAGTGGCAAAACCAAGAGTGCCTGACCCATCCGTCTTAAGAAGTTGATTTGCAGAACCATCGGCAGTGGGCATACTCAACCCATTTACTTTTACTGTGCCTGTTCCTTCACCCGATAGTTCAAGATCGGCATTTGATGTACTGGTAATGGTATTATCCGAAATGACCACACCATCAATCGAAGCCGATGTGTTTGCAGTTATGGTTGTGAAAGTTCCAGCGGCCGGTGTGGTGGCACCTATGGTGGCGTTGTCAATTGTGCCACCGTTGATGTCTGCTTTGGCTATGATGACATTGCCTGTGCCTGACGCTGAAAGCACTAGGTCAGAGTTTGATACTGTAGTCTTTATTTCATTGTCAGTTATGTTGATGTTGGAATCTACTGTGAGATCCGCTATGGCCACTGTTCCTGTTCCGCTGGGTCTCAACACAAGATCATCGTTTGTCCTGTCCGCTGAAATGTTGTTTCCGCTGAGTGTTATTCCTTCATTGAAAAGATTGGATGCGTACACTTCCGCGAACATGGTGTTCACGTTCTGCATGGCGGTCCTCAACGTATCACCTGTGCCGTCGTTAGCGTTTGATCCTACGTTTAAAGTTATCTGTGCCATTATACTTTTACTATTCTCCTCACGAATTTTACAATCTGTGTGTTAGTGTTATTTACTACTCCTCGCAACCTAACATTGCCACCCGAAACGTCTGCGGAGATGTCCAATGAGTCATATATGGATGAACCATCACCTGCGCCATTAGATGCACCACCGGTGATACTTATGTATGCATTAGAACCATCATGCACTACGTTGGCTTCAACTAGTTTGTACCTGTCTGCTGTGGTGTCTGATATCTGAATATGGTATTTTGCACTCCTGAAAGTTGATGCATCGAACGAGTCTATGGTCTGTGTGGAAGAATCACCATTTATCGTGGCCGTACCATCAGTCAAGTCTGTGTTGTCAAACAGTATGGGTGAAGTGAAATAGGATAGTTGTCCATTGCCGTCTGTCTGTAGTACCTGGTTGGCTGAGCCGTCACTGGTAGGGAACTTGACGCCATTGAATGACACCGTGCCGGTCCCCGCTCCCGTCAGTTCGAGGTCCGCATTTGATGTTGATGTTATGGTATTGTCCGAGATCACCACCCCATCCACTGTGGCAGTGCCAGATGTAGTCAGTGTGGTGAACGTGGCCGCCGCGGTGGTCGCGCCGCCTATCACCGTGTTGTCTATCGTGCCCTCGTTCATGTCCGCACTGGAGATTGACACAGATCCCGTGCCGTTGGCCGTGAGCAATAGGTCAGCGTTTGAATCGTTTACCTTGATGTCATTGTCGGATATGTTGATGGCAGAATCTATTGTAAGGTCACTGATCTGCACATTTCCTGTACCGTTGCCAGCGAGCTCTATGTCCGCGTTGGACTGTGTGGCGCTGATCACGTTGCCATCAAAGGACAGTTGTGACAGTGAGAAATTTGGTTGTGCGTATACCTCGGTGAAGTTGTTGTTGATCTTGATGCCCGCACCCCGGATGGTATCGCCCGTGCCGTCGTCTGCTGTAACACCTATGTTGATCAGTTCCTGGGCCATTTATTATCCCGCCGAAACTTTAAGAGTACCTGAGTCGTTCCATAATTGACCTGCGTTACTCGGATCGCTGGTTGGCAGGTTGGCCATCATAATTTTAATCGGCGTGATCGCAACTCCACCTGTGCCATTTGCCGAAAGTGTAAGATCCGAATTGGTTGTCAATGTTGATAAAGTGGTATCTGCGAATTGGACTTGGTCTATTTCAACATTTCCAGTACCGTTTGGCTGTATGGTTACGTCTCCGTTAGTGATAGATGTGGTGATAAGTCCTGTGTCAGGATCACCAACAATCTGATATACCTCTTCAAAATTGGTATTGATCTTGGTCATGGCGGTACGTAGAGTATCGCCTGTGGACGCATTTCCTAGTGTACCTGTGTCTATGTTTAATCTAGCCATAATATGATACTCGTATTTATTAAATACGAATATGTTCGTAGAAACCCTCAAGACCATCAAGTTGTACAAGAGGGAGAGCAAATACGGGGTCATGCACAACTATCGTAGGCGTAACATGATCTATGTTTTCAAGTGTGACTCCTGTTCAGAAACATTCCAGAGGCCCAAATCCCAGGTGGATCCCGCACGTGCATCAAACGATTACAAGCACGTGTGCAGTAATTGTAATTCCAAGAAGTTCGCCCAATCTGTGGGCGTTAAAATGCGTCGGGTGTATCAACTGGACGCCAGCAGTACCAAGACCCTATAATTGTTTCCATTTGATATCATCCCTGTGACCGTCTATCCATCTTTGTAAATCGGCGTATATACCTGACTTTATGTTTGGCTGATCGAAGTACCATCTCAGGAAAGGATTTCCTTCCAGATATTCCTTCCTGTTTATGAAGTAGAAATTTGTGTTTGGGAATCTACGGAATGTCTGTCTAAGGTGATACATCCATTCGTATTTGAGGTATGCCTTCATGCTTTCCCGTCCAGGGTAGTTTCGTGATTCCTTGTAAATGTTGTTCTGTATCCTGCTTGGTGTGTCCATCTCCCATTGCCTTGCACCCATGATGTCAAACGCCATTATAACCACGTTCTTTATTCCAGATTCCGCGGCCATTAATACAGCACTACATCCTGAACCACGTGCCTGTGAGAAATCTTTTGTCTTAATCTTGCCGCCTTTCTTGAGGTTGCCACCTCTCCATATCCTGTATATCTTGAGTCCTTCAGGCACGTCCATCTCGGTGTCTCCTTCGCAGATGTAGTTCCATTTGCTGATGTCATCAATTCCATGAATACTTGGTGATTCTTTGCCATTGTTGTGCCAATGAGAAAGTTCTTCATACATCTCTGGACTAACACCCACGATATGATCACAGAGTTTTGGATGATCCCTGTATATCGCGTTGCATCCGTAGATCACTCCGTGGCCTTTGAGATTACCTATTGGAAAAATATTTCTTGATTCACCGTTGCCTATTATGAAAGCGGTATCCATTATATGCCAAACGATTCTCCACAACCACATGCACTGGTCGAATTGGGATTTGATATCTCGAACTGTGATCCAAAGGTTTCCTCTACCCAATCTATCTTGGTACCTGCCACATACAACATGGAAGTCTCGTCAACGACGAATCTGCCCGTGCCCCAGTCCGTCATCTCGTCACCTTCCTTGATATCTTCTTTGTTTACGAACCCCCAGTCGTACTTGAATCCTGCACAACCTCCTCCAAGCACCGCCAGGCTGACAGCGTACTTGTCTGGATTTCTAGCAAGGAGTTTCTCCATTTGTGCCTTTGCGGCGTCTGTTATATCAAACCATTTCATACTAATAATTATTCCTTACTGCCTATGTGTTCCGCTCCTACTGAAAGCCAAAACATAGTGGCATCCACCTTGCGTTCAAAACTCATGTATGCGTTCTGGTGCTCCCAATGATTTTTTGGATTCTCAATTTCGCCCACGGGTTCAAACCACCATCCCCATTTTCCTTTACAGTGTATCTGGCACCATTCTATGCATTCTCCCATGATCCCGTTGGAGGCCATGTCTATGTTGTACTTGAACCTTTGCATGTAACCACAATCATCCGGTATTTCCTTCATGCTTGGCCGTGTCCTTTTTACTTTGACCTTACCGTAACTATTACCAATTGGTGGCATGTTCCAAACTCCATTTTTGTGCCGAACACTTTTCACCACACTCTCTGACCGCGCCGAAGTCTTTGAACAGCGTAGTCCAGGCCGGATCATCCAATGTTTCAGCCAGTGTGTCCTTTTTTTCTATGTATTCGAAAATATTTCTATTATGTGTATATCGAAGAGCAGTCCAACAGCATGGATAAAATCTACCCTGGGCATTGAGATAAAGACCTTTGTTGCCAATCATGCACAGAGGTATGATGGGCTTATCCCTGTCTGCAGAATGATACCTTTCTGTGAAAACATCAACACAGTTATCATGCCACATCCTGCCACTGAGTTCAGTGGATGTCCTCGTAAACCTACCTGTGGATACAAAACGATCACTGGGTTGCAATGGATCGTTCTTTGGATAGGTGCCATAATTTTTTCCAAACTTGGAACTGAGTGTAAGTTGGAAACTGTCAAACTTTTTATTACGGGCTAGTTCTTTCATTTGCTCTATCCTGCCCTCATTGAATTTGAACGCTATCGCGGCCCATGTCTTGAACGCTTTGGTTTTCTCTAGTACATCGACACCCTGCATGATGGATCCCCAATCGCAGTTCACACGATACAGGTTGTTCGAATCTTGATCCCACCCGTCAAGTGAAAAGTGTATGTGATCGTCTACTTCGAGTATGGAATTCAACTCTTCCCACCATTGCTTCGTCTTGTATGATCCGTTGGTTACTATCACAAACTGCACTTGTTTGTTGTTCTTGCGGAACCATCTCAGAATTGCCAACAGGTCCTTTGCATAGATAGGATCTCCATCGTCACCACAGAAAGTCAATTTCCTGACCTCCGAAAGCAGTTTTCCCGTGAAATTTTCCTTGAACCATTCCAAAGACAGATCTCTGTTAACCAATCCCTCCGGAACCTCCTGCCTACTGCACCTTGGACACAAAAGGCTACACTTGGAGCATAGTTCTATGTGCCAGTGTTCCAGTGGCCAGTTGTGTGTGTTTTTGAAAATCATTTCCAATTGTCGATCACCCACTGATCAGCACACTCCATGGGATTTGGTGAACCGTGGAACACCGCCACTCTGTTGCCTGGATTGACGTCAACAGGTTTTCTGAACCATTTCTTGCCGTCCTTGTTCAGTAGTTTCGTGTCCTTGAGTCCTATCATCTCCCATTTGTATGATCTTATCCATTCGTCTGGGAACCAGTTTATCTCATCCTTGGCCTTTTTGGTGATCCAGTCTTGGTCCCCGTGATTCTGTTGCATTACTCTAGCAGGGTTTTCTTTGAATTCAGTCCACAGGTAATTCATTGTTCCGGACTGCCAACGCATACAACTGGAGTTAGACAGTTTCCAGTCTTTTACTCTGCACCTGTTGAAGTCTCTGATTATGTTGAATTTTCCATTGTGTGTGAACAGTGGATCGATGTTGTCAAAAATCACCACGTCCAGGTCAAAGAACAGAATGTTTCCCTGGAGAGGCATCTCTGGTGCGAACATCCACAACTTGCTCCACCAAGTTTTTATGTACGGATCATTAGGCAGTCGTACAACATTGATTTCAGGATCGAGACCGGTTGGATCATCGGTGAGGCAACTGAACTGATAATCAAGAGTGCAGTGCCTCCTGGCCATGTTTTTCAAAACATTGGCGTATTTAGAAATGTATTTGTTACCCCATTTAACGCAAACTATGTGATTCATAACCTTTTTTCAGTCCTTCTAATTGTATTTTTTTCCAGTCATCGCTGTCCAATGTGTAAGGGTAATCTGTCTCAACACTAGGTCCATATATGGTCCTGATGCTGGAAATGTCCAAATTCTCACTCATTACTCTATGTATCTCGTGAATGCTGGCATCTGTGCCGAATGTCCGCTGTAGGTCCACCTGTCCCAACTTGATATATCCGAGAGATAACTTTGGATCATCCCAATCATATCCGTTGTCTTTCAACCATGTCCTGAAGTCGTCCATCTCCTTTTTCTTGAAATCATTCTGCTCGGTGATCGTTTTACCCCATTCAACATCAAACTCGCCTGAATAATATCGCTGGTGGTTAACTTCAGAACAAAGTGCTTCTGTCATTTTTGGTGCGTTTTCGTCCCTGAATACTTCGTACAATGTCTTACCTACCTGGCTCCAGTGAAGATAGACACCGCCTAGTTCTCTGTCATACCTGTTCTCTTTGAACAAATTAAAATCCTCTTCGTGCAAGCCGTGCCTGGGTGCGTTAAGGAAAGTGGTGATCTGCGAAGGCCTCATCCACTCTGGCTCGAAGGCTTTTTTCCTATCTGCGTTGACCCAACTTTCTATCTCGTGGCACAAGTTATTAAGTTGTCGAATCGCATATTTGGTATCTGCATCTGCCTGTTTGTAATAGTCAGACATCTTCCATGCGGTGCCCTGTAGTTCCTCGAAGTACCTGTGCAGGAGATTGCAAGCCTCATGCTTGAGCCTCTTGCCGGGAGTGGCCATGTCGTCACCGTTGACTGCCTTGCCTATGGGAAGGGCAGAACTGTATTGGAAATCATCTTCTCGGAAAGGATGTATCTTTTCATAAGCCGGGTTGAAGTCAAATGAATTTATCTTGGCTATGTTCTTGTTGAGCTCTTGAACCAAATAATACAGATTTCGTTTCGAATCGGCAAACCCAAGGAAACAAAAATTCTTCTCAAGTATTCTCTTTTCATGGAGATTATCTTTCAATGCCGTCAACCATCGGTGCCCTAGTGGTGTGTCGTATATCTGGAAGTAGTAGGCCATGTTGGTCAGGCCTACCCTCACCATGTCATGTATAAATTTATTCTTTCCTGTAGATGGCACTGTTGGCTCCGTGTTCCATACATTCCACTTCTACCACATAGCACCTGTTGTTCGTTTGTTCCCTGATCAGTTTGTCTGCAAAGTCAAATGCGTGTTTGGCGAACATCTCAGCACCAACCCCGTCAAATTCCACGATCTCTGCGAGCTCGTGTTTCTCAAGTTCCTTGAGTTTGTTCAGGTGTGGATCATTGATATCCACTGCTGTCTTGTGATCGAAGTGATCCTCCAACCATTTCTTCAACGGCTTAAGTGATCCGAAGTCCACCGCCCAGTTCTTGTTGTCCAGTTTGTCACACCCAAATGTGAATCTGAAGGCGAGGCTGTATCCGTGTAGCAAATGGCAGTGTGAGTGATCTGCGTTGGGTTGTCTAAACACGCAGGCCAATCCTATGTTGTGTCCGTATGTTTTAGTTGAGTAGTAAGTCATCGTTTCTCCTAGTTTTGATGACTTGCAGAGTGTTTATAGAGGGTTGAAAGTCTTGAGTCCTCTTGATCATCAGTTCAACTTCTTGTTAACCTTCTGATCTAGATCCATCTGGAACGCGGCATCTCTGATGCGTTCAGTAAGTTCATTTGGTATATTTAACTCACCGTCGATGATACTCTTGATAAAGTGTATCAATACTGAAAATTCCGGTCTGTTTGCCACAGTTTCAGGATCAACTCCGTGCTTCTCCATTGCGTTAAGCATTGACTCTGACACGTCGACCAGAGCGGTGATACTTTTGTTGTGTTTGTCAAAATGTTTCATTAGGTTATGATACTGGGTTTCTTCGGTACTTCTATCTTGCTGAACACCCTGTTGTATTCCTCTTGTATCTTGTCATTGATGTATGCGATAGAAGTGATCTTGTCTTTCGCAATATTCATGGGTTTGTCTTGTTGTGCGGTGGAGAAAAATGTACCAAACGCCAGGCCCTGTGGTCCTTGCATTAGGACAAGTGCTTTCTCGATACTGATGTACGAGTCCGCTCCGCTTACATATTTCGCAATCACTTCTTCTCCTGAAGCAAGTTTCAGAGTTACTAGATCTCCATCTTTTATATTTTCAAACATATCCTTATTATAAACTATCCTATCAAATTGTCAATGTATTTTCGCAGTTCTTTGTCCTGCACGTTAGGTGGAATAACGTTCATGAAGAATATCTGGTAACTGTCACTTCCGTACTTGCCTATGCCATGCAGTTCACCCGCGTCCTTCTTGTCCCACGTGAGATACTGTTCAGTCATCTTCCTTATCCTCTTTGATCTCACTTCCCACATGCCCAATGGCTTCAGTATCTCCTGTTGGGTCTTTAGTCTACCACGCAGGTAGGCTCTTGGATTTGGATACCTAGTGAAAAGTTTTGGTAAGACTATCTTCACGTGTTTCCTGTATGTGAGGTTTAGGCACATCACACCAACCATGTGTTTCCATTCCTTGTGAGGATGTTTTATCTGTTGTTGGACCATGAGGTGATCTACCATTGGTTTGATCATACAACAATTTTATATGCTATTTGTTTTTTGTCAACTGCTTATTGATGAACCGGGCCATGCCATCATATGTCTCTTGGAACACGTTAGAGTGTTTCTTCCAATCTTCTGGCATCACCCAACGATCATGGTTTACCACTATCCATCTTGTGTCCGGATCTGAATGCCCCATCAGTTTGTGGAACTGGTATATCCAGTAACTGGGATCAACTGGTCTCTTGATGTAGGTGTATCCTTCCGATCCTGTGTACATGTTGTTGATCTTCTTAGGTTCCAAAGGATGCAGGTCAAACCCTAGCATGAAAATGGCCTTCGGTTTGAAAGTGAGTGCTAGGTTTCCTGCGTGTGGTCCTGTGCCCCAATGGAAAGTGTCATCCTGTCTTTTGTCTCCACTGTATGGAAGTTTTGGTATTTCCTTAACATTAGGCCAGTGTGCGAACTGGTCCACCCATTTGTCTCTGGTGTAGATGGTGGTGCCTTTACCAACTGCGTTCACTGCCTGCTGGCACATATGTCTGTCTGCACATACCAGGTACTCGGTGACAAAATCTCTGAATATGGCATTACATCCAATCACCGTGCTGAAGGATTTCAATGGTGAGATGTCAAATCCTCTCCTGCTTTCTCCGTTTCCTATAATGCTAACATACTTGGTCATAAACGTATTTAATCACCCCTTTAAACGCACATAGGCGCCTGCACACTGCTGGTAAAAGTCAACTTGGAGTTATGTTGTTCACATCTGTAATTTCCAGTTTTAACAGCCGTACGATGCAGATCATGACAGGAAGAAAGACTGTATGTTGTCGTAATTTTTCATCTTTGTCATTAGTTCTTTCTCGTCAAATTCTTCCAGTTTTCCTAGTTCTATCCTTCCCGTGGTAAGTCTCGGGTCGTCTAATGCATAACCTTTGCTCTGCAAATAGTCACGGTTGTTCATGAGGTACTTTTGTATCTTTTCCTTTTTTTCCTTCAAATCCTCCTCGCCGTCGTTGTAGAAATATGCCACACAGTCCGCACTGAAGTGTAGATTGGGCACAACATCATGATGGTGGGTGTCGTTGTCAATGGCAAGGCTTTCAATATTCTTACCAACATCCGCATACAAATGATACAAAGATCCAAAAGATCTTCTATCTGTGAAAAGTTTGTAGTCGCTTTCACTGAAAACTTTGACCTTGGGTAAGTCAAACCAAACAACTCGGATTTTTGGTGCTCCGTGTCGACCTTCACAGGCGTGCACCAATTGATTTATTTCACTTAGATTTTGCCTGAAACTATTTTCCTTATTGGCAAAAATAGGATTCTGTTGCCATGTATCCAATTGTCCGTGATGCTTCTCGAATATGGCATGTATCTGATTTAACTTGTCTTGGTCTTTGATATCTTCAAGCCTAAATCCAAAAAGCATCTCAATTGAATCGACACTGGACATAAGTTCATTCAATCTATCGATAATATAGTCATCTGAGAGTCTATTATTGATGTTGTACAAGGCCCATGGTTCAGATATTTTGTATTGCTTCTGCTGTGCCTCCAATACACATTCTATCCATTTTTTTGTGAAGGTATTTTCAAGCAGTTTGAATCTAAGATCAAACGTCTGGGTGTGATCCTGGCTTTGGGAAAGTCGTATGTTTGCAGATTTCATCAGTAATATTTTATATGATCTGCACCTGGGTGGGCGTGTCTCATACCTCCTATGTCATCCGCGTCGCCCTTGTGTCTTGGAATGAAATGTATGTGCGGCCACATTATGGTCTGTCCTGCACAAACTCCTATGTTCATGCCCACATTGAATCCCTCTATCTCGCCTTTCTTTATTTTTTCGTTGCCGTACTCATAGGCAAGACCATATGACCTGCCAATGAAATGAGGATTATTTTCTTTTGGGATGAAAAGTTTGTGTCCTACCACACAAGGATATTTGTCATTGAAAACGTATGTGAAATCTGATTCCATGATGGGAGCGTCATTGCTAAACCAAATGCTTTCATCAACATTGTCAACTGATTCATATTCTCTCTTGTAGGTAAATTCTTTGGATGGCATTTGTTTCTATTATTCCTATCCTTATATTACTTGAATTTGGTCTGTGTTGCAACCTTATTTGATCCCACATTTTGGTTTTTGGGACAGATGGGTTGTAATCATGAATATTTAATAAGTTAACCAATGCCTTTCTCACTTTCTCGGCACCGCCGTGCTTTTGGCAGGTGTCGGACCTGCCCACGTGTACCACTTTGTTTCTGATCTTAATTTTGTAGACACAAGGCAATCTGATCCAAGGGGTCTTGGGGTTCTTGCTGTGCCGGATCTTGAAACCTTCTATATCATATAGATCCTCGATGCTGTACCACTTCATGCCATCACTCCCACGAAGTACGCACCAACGATGCAACCCGCAACGCCAAACACCACATCATCCCAACTCCAGTGCCCCTTGCTCCATAGGTCCAGTGCTTCCTTCAAGACTGTCGCTATCAGTCCCAGGTATATGAATGGTTGCCAGAACACTGCGAACAGTGTCAGGAACATGCCCCAGAAGAAATGCAGTTGCAGATCAAATCTCAGATAGAACAATATTGTTGTTGCAATTCGTTTGTAGAGCTGTTTAATATCTGGCATTCTTGATTCCTAACTGTGCATATACTTTCTGTACTTTTTTGGCCTGGAAGTAACAATCCTCTAAAGCATTGTGTAATCCCACCCTCTTCTCGTTGGGATCTCTTGGAACCAAAGAAAACAAAGTCCTAGAATCTCTGATCTGCCAGTACTGCCATGGTTGTGGGTGTCCCAGTTGTGTGTATAAATTCTGTAGTATGGCGTAGTCAAACAATGGTCCCTGGCACCAGAAAACGTCAACGCCAACACACCACTTGTTGATGGTCCGGATCATGGCGTCCAGTGATATCCTGTCCTTGTCGCCCAAGGCCTCCTCCATTATCTCAGGATCCTGTCTGCCCCACCAGTCAAGTGTGTCCTGCATCACGTCCCTGCCCATTT